ATCAAAATAACATTTTGGGAAGATTGTACGCGCTGCGTTTATGCTGTCAACAGTTGGAACCCTGTCCAAAACCCTAGTTTTATATCCTGAGTTTCTGACAATATCTTCAATGGTCATACCGGCTGCCGCAAGTGTTTTATTTTTTGCATCATGCGGTAGCCAGATCGTATCGTACACATAACCAAACGTCTGTAGCTTGGCTAGGTAATACGTCATGGTCTTTTGCGTATCTTCAAAGTACCGAATCAGCCTAGTTTCCATTCCAACAAATTGCACTAGCCAACAGGCTGTATGGTCTGCCCACCCAAGATCGAAAATTGCATGAACTGGCTTGCTTGGATCATAGGGAACCTTAGTAATTCGGCCATCAAACTCTGCTTGTTGCATTTGGTCGGCAAAGATTGCACCGTCAACCGTAATGCGGCAAAGACCTTCCCAAACGTTGTTGTAAGCCTGTATATCTCTAAGCTTTAGCTGATCCTTTTCCTCGCGCAACGTCTGTGGGAACCAAGGATTGTCTGACCAGTTGATCTTGCGAACTATTGCGTTATCAGGCGCATGAACTACAAACCGTTGGAACGTCTCGTCAGTTTCTAACTCAGGGTTAAACGTAATCCAAATCTCGCTGTTTTCTTTACGAATGGTAGGAACTAGAACATTCCAGCTTGATCGGCTAACCGTCTGAGCTTCTTCAACCCAACAAATATCAACGCCTTCGTATGATTTAACGTTGGCAACATTGTTCTTTAGACCGACGAAATTGAACTCTGAACCGTTCTTAGCTCTAATTGTGGCTTGTGTTACGTCATAGAACGTTTCTAAGCCCAACGCCTGTATCTGGTCGCACAGCAGCTTATGGACTGAATCTTTTAGGGAAGTTTGGAATTCACGCGCACAAAGTATGCGAAGCGGGTCTTTAGCAGCCAAGATCAATAACGCTCTGGCCACGCCCCAACTCTTAGCACCGCCACGACCACCGTATAGAACTTTGTACCTAGACTTTTCAAACAAGCACGACAGCTTTTCTGGAAACTCTGCTTTGCTTACTGCTTGCGCAACTACATCACTCATTTGGCTTAATGAACGTTACTTGGATGCCTGATAGCAATGGTGCGCCTTCTGCGCCTGTTAGCTCTGTTTGTTGAACTGCTTTGCCGTCAAGCCTGTCAATCAACTCTTTTACAGCCCAAGGTTCCATAGCTCTAGCTGCTTCAAACAAGCCTTCAGCTACCTCGCGTAGCTTTGTTGGTTCTTGAACGGCAATCTTACGCAACTGGTCATAAAACATTTTGCCCTTAGCTGCATTATTGTTGCCCAAAGGTGCACCTGCTGCCATATTATTTTAATCCTTAACTATTTGGTTTTCTTGGGTTTCTCTGCTGAACGTTTTACTGCATAAGCTATCGCTACCGCTTGTTTGATAGGTTTTGTCTTTACTTCAGCTTTTATGTTTTCCTTAAAAGCCTTGTCAGATTTGCTATGCTTTAATGGCATGATTATTTCTTTTTCATAGGTTTGGCTGTCTTAGCCGAATCAATAAACGCTTGCTTAGTCGGTGCGCCTTCGCTGCCAACCTTACGCATTTTTTCTGCTGGCTTCCCTGCTGCTTTCTGAGCTTTAATGCGCTCTTGTTTAGCGTGAATGTTTGCGTACAAGCCTTGTTTAGTAGCCATTAGCAATTCCAATTCTTTAATGATGCCTTTGCTCTTTCAGCAGGGCCTTTAGCTTTCTTGACTACGCCTTCCATCCTTGCGCAGAAGCTTGCTTTCCTGCCCTCGTCAGCCTTTGTCTTTGGGTTTGGTGCTGGTGGCTTTAGGTTTGAGTTGTTCTTCGCGTTGTATTCAGCACGACCTTTAGCGGTCATACCCGCACCTTTTTCGGTCGGGTTGTAAGTCTTACCTTTGCCGGTAGTCTTGTGTTCTATCGGCTTATCGTGTTTAGGCGGCATCTTGTTCCCTTTCAATCCAACAAATATCAGCTTCTTGGATAATTTGGTAATCCTCGCCCTTCAGCTTTACCGTTGGCCACTTTAGATAATCACCGTTGCCATAGCGAATTGCATCGCCTGGCTTTGCATCTAATGGCTTGACGTTGCCCCGCTTATCACGCTTGCCAGGGCCAACAGCCACAATCGTACCCATATTGAAAGATTCCCGATTATTAACTATCAGGACTTCGGAAAGTTTGCGGATGCTGGGTTTAACCAGCACCCTATCTTGCATAAGTCTAATCATTGACCGTAAGACGAACGCTTGTGTTCGTAACAAATGCCGCTGGTTCTGCCGGTGTTCAAATCCTTGTAATCACCCGCAGCCTCAGTTTTACCCATAGCAACGCCGCCTTTAACAACTGGCTTCATTTCGCCACCAGTATCAGCAGTAGTTGCGCCTTTTGGCGTTTTAATGCCGGTGCTGCTTTTAGCGCCAACCATTGGATCATGCAATTTAGCCATGATTTAACCTTTATTGACCGTAGCTGTTGCGTGTGTGCGTATAGCAAATGCCAGCGGTTTTGCCGGTGTTGAACTCTTTGTCCATACCGGTTGCATCTTCTTTACCCATGCCAACACCGCCAACGATCTTGCCACGACGTTCGCCAGTAGAATCAGACATATCAGCACCTTTTGGTGGTGTTGCGCCTGTCATGCTTTTAACGCCTTTCATGCCGTCCATCTTACCCATGATATTTTCCCTTTTCTTTGCAAAGAAATTACTACGATTATTAACTTAACTTAACGGTGTGTCAATAACTTGAATAGCTACTGTTGCGCCGCCTCCTGATTTTATAGTAGCTCGCTGAATAGTCAAATGGTCAATTTGCTCGTCATCATCAAAAACACCGGCATCTTGTAAAGCATCTAAACAAGCTTTCAGCCGGTTATCAAGATCAATTTTGCGCTTGTCTCTTGGATGCAAATAAATGAGCACCTTTAATCGGTTAATGCCCAATTTCGGCACTTTCTGATCAATTACGCATTCAGCAACATCAATTTTGTATTGTCTTCCAGCTTTGGATAAATATCGTCGGCCACCAGATTGAAGCCAATAATGATTCACAGAAGGGGGTAATGGAACATTAATGAGTATCAAGCAGTTCCTCCGTCCATGCTAAGAGTTCTTCCTCTGTCGTTTGGTAATGCCTCTCAAACGCTTTACGCCCCATTCCGTGAACACCAATGTCACCGCGATGATGTGCAGGGCACAAACCAATAACAGGGGCATCATTACGACGACCAGCGCGGCGAATATGATGAATTTCGCCAGGAGTTCCGTCATAACCAATCTTTTTGCATAGTATGCACCCAAGGTCAGCAACTTTGTCGTAGTGCTTATTTTTTGCCATCTATTTTTTTGTTCATACAACTGCTACACAGCCAACGTCTATTCTTTCCGTTTGCAATTATTTTCCAATAACCACCTTGTGAATTTTTAGTTAAAGAACAATTGCTGCAGTATCTATCACCAGCTGGACTTTGTTTAGCCGGTTCAAATTCATCAAGATTTAACATTAACAGTTTAATTTAATTAATTGTTATTATTGTTGTATTTATAAATGTATTACAACGAAAGGCAAAAATGACTGCCAAATCTTGTACCGACGAAGAATTTATAGCAATCTGGAACAAATATCAATCAGCGTCAAGAGTAGCAGAAGTTTTGAAAATTCAAGTTAGAACTGTATATACAAAACGCAGAGAAATCGAAAATAAATTTGGATTAGCCTTACTTGCTACTGACAAAAAGTCTTTAGATTGCAATATAACAATTCCCAACAATGGTGTTCGCGTTCGGGTAGAAATGGATGAAGGCCTAATTATGGTGGCAAGTGATTGCCATTATCACCCTGGACAAATATCCGCAGCGCACAGAGCTTTTGTCAAATTGATACCAGAATTATCCCCTCGCATGATTATTATGAACGGAGACGTTTTTGACGGCGCTGGAATTAGTCGATTTGATCCGCAAGGCTGGAAATCAAACCCAACTGTAAAACAAGAACTTGAAGCTTGTACAGACCGTTTGCATGAAATAGAAAATGTTGCTAAAAATGCAAAGCTGCATTGGACTTGGGGAAATCATGACCTTCGTTTTAATATTTCTTTAGCTTCCCAAGTAGGCACAGCATTTGAAGGAGTTAAGGGCTTTAATCTTACTGACCATTTTCCTAGATGGAAGTTTTCCACATCAATAATGGTTAATGAAAGTTGCATGATTAAACACAGGTGGCATAACGGAATTCATGCTGTTTATAACAACACTTTAAAAAGTGGTTGTTCATTTGTTAGTGGGCACTTACATTCCTTAAAATGCACCCCCTACAGCGATTATACAGGCGACAGGTATGGGGTCGACACAGGGACACTATCAGCAATTGACGCAGAAGGCTTTAGCTACCACGAAGATGCAAGCGTCAACTGGCGTTCTGGATTCGCTGTTTTGCAATTTCATGAAGGCAAACTTTTACCGCCGGAACTATGCCAAGTATTAGATGAAAGTGCTGGAAAGTGCTATTTCCGTGGTTCAATATTTTATGTGTGAATAGTCATCTAAATGCCACATGACAGGATTATTATTAACTTGCAGTTCCCTATAACCTTTCTTGGAGTAAACAAATGAGCATGATTATTGATTACGAAAACAAATTGATCTATATCGGCGACGGTTACGAAGTTGTCCAGTACGAAGAAGAAGATGCGACTTTCTTTGATGACGAAGGCAATGAATACTGGTACGACGAAGCAGAAGATATTACTTACATCTACGACGAAGAAACTGAAGATTGGTACGAAGTTGAAGAAGACGAAGACGCAGCAGCATGGTAAAACAAAGGGGCGAAAGCCCCTTTTCTACATGTTGTCTCGTATTGCTCTGACCGGAATATCTGTTCTCTCATGAATGCGCAAAATGACCATATCCGATATTGGCGCACCGTGTCTTATCTTGCTTATAGTTGGCACTCCTAACTGTAATATCTGAGCAACTTCACGATCTGTCTTTAAATCAAGTTCCCTGCGTAAAAAGTCGATCAATTTATTGTCAACGTGTGTTGGTCTCATAATCAACCCTTTCTGCGGTTAGCGGATAATGTTTGCCAAATTTCCGAAACACGAATTTCATGCAATCGGTCATTATTTAAAATATGAAAATCTGTATGGCTTTTGATCCATTTATTAATTGCTTCTGCGTATTCATCGCTTGCTTCAGCTTTTGCCTCCCTTTCAGCTACCGTACCAGTTGAAAGCAAAAATATCTTTGCCTTAACCTGTTTAAGAGCCGCCTCGCAGCGTTTTAAGTCACCACTTAAATAAGCGTGTTGTTCGTCAGTCTGACTTAATACAATTAAAGCCTGTTCTACTCTTGATTCATCTAATTTTTCTAAACTCATCGCCAATCCCCTTCATTTCCTCGATTATTCTTATTCCATTGCTCACGCGAATCTTTTTCTAATTTGTCGGTACTACGCCACTTTTTTACTTCTTCAAAATAATCAAGCATCGGTTGCCGACCTTTGAGCCGCAGCTTTAATACATACCTAACCTCACATTGATGCCTAAATTCTTCGCTGTCATTCATTACACAAAGTTAGTCCATAATTATTTATTTTTGGCATGTTGTTAGTATTTACAATTTTGATTAACTTGTTTTTCTTAAAAACAGAATAATCAACATAGTGATGCCATCTATTAAATTTATAAACAACTTTTGCAACGTCTGGATGCAGCTTTTCTAACATTTCGCTTTTAGGTAATGTTCCTTCTGTGTCGTAAAAATCAGCACTATTACCGCCCCGCATTCTTTGCGTAGTTATTTTCCCGCAAAGAAAAGCATTAAATTGAATAGTGCAATTACCATCTTTTAAAACCCTTAAACTTAAATCAGTATCTTCGTTATATCTTGCTCGCCATTTATAGCCAGCGGCATTCTCAATAAGAAGGCATGAATAAATTCTAGTGTTCAAAATATACGGTGGAACCTTGTCAGTTTTTTTGCAGAAAGAATAGTAATTTAAGCCAGCAACAGGAACATTTTGGTAACGGTCAACAAAATCTTCTGCCGCTTTTAATGTTGCCCCTGTTCTTACTTCAAACTTTTCATTTCTGTTTAAATAATGAAACGCATCTATGTTGTCATCCATAACCCAATGACGTTTAAACCCATTTTGTGCTGAATGATCTATGCAAAAATTCCTTGCCGGCCCCGGTCCTGTGCTTTTGGCAAAACCATAGTCATCACATAGTTCATATTCTTTTTTATAGATGTTTGGCAGAATCAATAATTCACCAAAATTTCTGCCATCTTTGTAAAACTCGTATTCTTGTTCTTCCACAACAATATAATGTGGAACATTCATTTCGTGTAATGCTCTAGTTGTTAGGCCATTTTCTGATCGGCCCTTAGATACGATATAAACAGGATAATTAGGAAGCATCTTTATAAACTTTTCTTTCTAGTCCCCAATGTGATTTAAATGGATGCCAAATGCTTTTAGTCTTATTGGTTAGCTTTTGATTTATTAATCTTTGAAAATCCAAATAATCATCTTCGGTATCAAACCTAATTATTAATTCTTTGAATGGTTCTTTTTTTTCCTGCACAAATTCAGGCATACCAACCCATTCAGGATATTCGTCAAATAAGTTTTGGTCTTTGCTCATGCCAACGCTCTAATCTTTTCTGCAATACGTTTGCGCAACTCGCTAAAGCTTTCACCTGGCTTAGAAGTAACGCCGACTTCCTTGGCTTTCGCCATAGTCAACTGTTCGTCGCTGTACCAAGGCAAACTTGGCGGTTTCTTTTCTTGCATATCAAGTTCATCTTCCCAACGGCCTTGGTTTAACCAAGTTGCTGCATGCGGAATGAACTCTGTTTCTGTCTCTTTAAGCTTCCAGTATTTAATATGCACCGGCAAAGCTTCAAACGCAGCTTCTTGTTCTTCTTTTGGCATGCGTTCCCATATCTTCTGCGCAACACGCTTGCTAACCTTTCTAGGGTATAACTTCCAGAATTCTTCAAACATATTATTCCTTTGGCTGCGGCAATCCTGACCACAGCGGCCAACCTTCAAGCAATGGCTCTTGATCTATAGGTTGTAAGGATTCCGCTGGTTTTGTGTATGAATCTTGTATATTCCTTTCGGACATGCGGTTTTTTTGCTCCGCTTCCAATACGCGCAGATCATTCGCTGCGTCAGATACGCCATGCCAATCATGGCGGTCTATCATGACCTGCATATAATCCATCAAAATAGCTCGCTGTGTTTTGTGGTCTGTGTAATCTTTATTCATATTTCCTCCTGTGTATATTATTAAGGCTGCTTAATCTTTACGTCAAGCATTTTCTCTACTTACTTTTATTTACTTTTGTTTTAGGCATAGGACAAGACAATTAGGTGGTACTCACCCAATTTAGCCACCTGCTTCAGTAAAGTCGATAAGTAAAGTCATGCAAGCTACTACACCCGAAGGATTGCGTTCAATTTCCAGAGGGACGATTTCGGATCGCCTAGCCGCCATACCACCTGTGTTCCTCTGTTCCTGTGATACCCGCAATAAGTTCACGCGCTGTCTTGTCAGTAGGCGCATAGGTTTTCTTGGTAGCCGCCCCTACAAGGCGCATTGCTTCGTGACCAGTACGGTCTAAACGCAAAAAAGCCCTTTAGACTTGGCTCTCTGCGTGTGTGGGCACGCCCTAAAAGGTTGAGAACCAAAGCTAAAAGGCTTTGATTTGTCTTATGCCCACACATAGACAGGCACAAGATAGCATAGTTAAAAAAAAGCCTCAAGTACATTCTTGAGGCAAACCGCGAAGGATAGCGGAGCGAGAAATTAGTACCAGTACACTAGCACTATTTGCGTCATTTAGTGCCAGTAGCCTAAATTTCAGGCCAAATATAACGCCAATTAGCAGGAAACATCAACTTTCTTGTTAATTTTCCGTCAGATTGTTTTTCTATTTCTGCGGCCAAATACACCCTTTTATCTACAGGAATGCCATTACGTCGCCAAACGCATACCGCTGGCGGTGAAATATTAAGCTGTTTTGCAATAGCTGTCGGCCCACCTAGTAAATCAATTATCTGAGAATCATTCATTAACGTAGATTAACAAATAATGTTTGACAGGTCAATTAATCTGGCTTAATGTGTTGCTTACGGTGAATTTACCGTACATCTAAAAGGACTTTACAAATGGAAAACGATCAAAAATTATTGATGGACGAAGTTGAAGAACGACTTGACGCTGTACTTTTTAAAATTGAGCAATTACTTGAGCCAGACGAAATATCTTTAATCCGCTGGGCTTGCGGCAAATCATCTTACACAATTAAGGGTCAACATGTTAATTTCGACAACTAAACAATTCAGCAACGAAAAGAAATTTAAAAACGCACCGGCAGGATCACACTTAGCCAGGCTTTATAAGGTTGTTGACGTTGGTAGCCAACACGGTGAATGGCAGGGTAAAGCTACATTTAACCGCAAAATTGTCTTTTACTTTGAGTTACATGGTGACGACGCTACTGGTCAACCGCTTGTCAATGACGACGGCAAACCGCTAATCATTACTAAATACTACAACGTGAGCCTTGGCGAAAAGGCCACCTTGCGCAAACATTTGCAATCTTGGCTAAACCTTGACTTTAATTCGATGCCTGAAGGTTTTAAGGTTGAAAGCATTTTAGGTAAGTTTGGAATGATCAACGTCATTAATTACACAAAAGACGGAGAAACAAAAACAGCAATTGATGGAGTAACGGCCGTTCCTGCCATTGTTGCCAAACATGGTTTGCCTGAAGGCGTAAACGATTTATTTATATTTGATCTAAATAAATTTGACAGCGCAAAGTTTGATTCTTTATCAGATAACGTAAAGAAAACAATTATGGATTCGCCGGAATATCGTGCGATTTTTAAACAATCTGATACAAAATTAGCAGCGTCAAATGAATTTGGCGACGACGATATTCCATTTTAAGGATCAATATGACTTGCGAAACATGTTTTTATTGGTATCACGACAATCATTTTGGTTCTTGCAAACGCTATCCAAAAGTTGAAGTTAAGAACAAAAACGATTGGTGCGGAGAATTTAAAGAAAAATCAATTGCTGTTTCTTTTCCTGTTTATGGCGAAGGTAACGAATTTTTACCCGCCATAACTTCAGAAGAAGTTGGCGAAATGATGAAACCAAAACGCGGCAGACCTGCGAAGGAGCAAAAATAATGGCTGGTCATTGGTACGATAAAAACGGAAATCCTCAATACACAATCATTGGCAAGAACGGCAAAGAACGTGACACAACGCTGCGAGACGCGAGAGAACATAATTTAGTTCCAAGCGTGACCACAATTATGCGTATAGCAGCTGCGCCAGGCTTGGACATGTGGAAACAGCAACAAGTTTTAAAAGCTGCTGTAAGCGTTCCTAGGCTTGACGGTGAACCAGAAGAAGATTGGTTTAGCCGAATAATGAAGGTTAGCAAGGAAACGTCTGCTGAAGCTGCTGACCGTGGTACATCCATGCACAACGTTATTGAAGATTATTTCAATAAAAAGCCTGGCGATTATCCTGATTATGCGTCAGCTGTTTATTTTGCCGTCGCTAAAGAGTTTGGCAATCAGAACTGGATATGCGAAAAGTCGTTTGCTATTGATGGTTTTGGCGGCAAAGTTGACCTACATTGCGAAGATATTATTATCGACTTCAAAACCAAAGAAGTCGTTGACGATAAAACCGCAGCGTATGACGAACAATTAATGCAACTAGCAGCTTATAGTCGTGGTTTAGGTATGCCAGATGCATTATGTGCCAACGTCTATGTAGATTTGGCTGGCAACGTCAAGATCATTACGCACGATCCGCAAGACATAGAAAAAGCTTGGCAAATGTTCACGCATTTACTAGCTTTTTACCGTATCAAAAACGCAATTTAAACCCAAAGGTCAGCTTTTTGCTGGCCTTTTTTAACTTATAAGTACCACCTTTTTAAGTTATCAATAAAAGTTGTTGACACTAAACATTAACCTAGCTTAATATTAATTGCCTTAACACAACTTAAAGGAAAGGAAATGTACATGACAAAAGATATACACAGACGTGGCCTTGACGAAGGAATGGAAATTGCCCTTCGTATGCTTAATGAAACCTTGCAAATCAATTGCGAACATTTGGGCGACGCAATAGCCCATGTAAATGTTTTAAATAACCAGCGCAGATGGTTAAAACAAGATTTAGAAGAAATTCGTAACGTTTATTTAAAACTGTCTGACGATTACAAACAACTTCAATATCACTATGACTGTGCAATATTAGATGCGAAAGGCCTAGATTATGACCACTAATCACCCTTATTTATCCATTACTTTTGTTATTGCTCTTGCGATATTTGCTGAAACTATTGTGGAGTTCCTGTTATGAGCCAACAAGAAGCCATCATTAAATGCCTCAAAAAAGGCTGGAAAAGCCCCATAGACGCGCTAAACGAAGCAGGTACTATGAAATTAGCCACTAGGGTTGGCGAACTGCGTAGAGCCGGTTATATTATTTTAGACAAATGGTCGCAGCACCGTAAATACAAACTTTACAGATTAATTAAAACGCCGGAGGCATCATGAAAAATGGCATGAATTTTCACGACAGCTACATTTACACGCCAGCCACCACAGACGTAACTATTCGTTGGCGCAAACTTTACAACTGGATACCGCCGACCGAAAACCCTGAATACCAAAAGAAATGGGCAAAGTTTCGTCACATGACCGTTGCCGGTATTGAAAGCATAGGTAAACAATAATGGAACTTTATTCACACATATTGTTTATCGGCGGTTTTTTAGTTGGAATGGGTTGTTGTTTATTTGTTGCCGCAGCCATTATGTCAATGGTGCTGCTTGATGACTAGCTTATGGAGAAAAAGAACAATGCAGGACAAAAGATTTTGCACTACCTGCCAAAGAAAAAAGCCGGTTGCCGGTGGTTACAAGCAGCCAGGCTTGATGCGAGGTTGGCGTTGCGAAGATTGCTTGAACTTTCGCAGCGTCAGCCCTTATCTAAGCAAAAAGAAAACTACTTGTGACGAAGGCGTGGTATTGGATGCGCCGAATCCATAGGCATTTTTTCATGCTCTTTTAACTCTTTGTTTATAGCAGAAACCTTTTCCATTTCTTTCTGGAAATCCTTTTTGACAACGTAATTTGTATCATTGTCTTTCTTTGATTCCATTTTTGTAATCTTGAAGTTTGTTGCCATGTTATGCCCCTTAAATTATTTTTTTGCCGATTTGTAAATCAGCTAAATTTAAACCGTTAGTGTATTGAAAATGTGGCATTTCTCTAAATTTTGTCCAATTACCCGCCCATTCCAAACCTGCTGCAATCCCAAAATCACCAACTTTTTGCCAAATATCGTTTTCGGCATCCCAAACTGGCTTTCCATTTAGCAATGGCACTACATCTACCGCACAACGATAATTGTGGAATGATTGGTCACCTTTTGCATTAGTAACAATCCTGCCTGGCTTTGTTCTTCCCTGCGCATACAAAGCATTTTGGCTTTCGTTATCCCGATAAGTGCTAGTTACTAATAAATCAATCCCCGCATCTTTTGCGGAGTTTATAAATTTTTCGACGCGCACTTTAACAGCTGGCAGCAAATCATCTAAACTGCGACTGTTTATCATTTGGCAGCAACGCCCTTCATTTTTTCAGCTGTACGCAAAACGCCAAGCCCTAACATACCCATTAGTACAGGCAACATTTCTGACAAATCAGCAGGAGTTAAAACTATAGGGTATTGGAAAAACGCAGCTATAACTTTAGCAACAGATATACCTACCCAATTCCAAGCACAGGCAATACCGCAAACCCAACCAATAAACGGCCGCCAACCTGATACAAACACAGACGCACTTGCTGCTTCCGCTTTGTTAATCTCTAGCTGGCCCATGATCTGCTGCAATTCACCAGATTGCTGTAACTTGTACAACTCTAGCTTTGCTGAAGCAGCTTGTGACGGATCAGGCCATAGCCGATCAATTACCTTGCTTCCAATATCTAAAACAGCCGTAATTGGATCAAGAGCCATATTATTTGCTTAAAAAAATGTGCGTTAAATAACCAATCAAGCTACTTATTGCAGAAACAAACATCATGCCAGCCCACATGCCGCCTTTGCCTTTATTAGCCAACGCCAATAATTCTTTTAAGTCTCGATCCATTTGGTCAACCTTTTTATCCAAACTTTCGACTTGAGCCACTAGCTGGCCGTATTTGAACATATCCACGTTGTCTGACATTTCCAGCACCTTATGTTTTTTGGATGAACGCTAGAGAGTAATACAAAGGGTTATTCGTGCCAACCGAAGTAACCACGCCCGATGATGCAAAACCACCATTATTACCGACCGAATAAGAAGTACCAGCGCCAACTATGAAACGGTCTCTTAGATTCGGTGTGCCGTTGGTTCCATCGCAAATAACGTAACCCGCAGGTATTGAGCCTATTGAGCCACTCCACATCAAAATACAACCGACCGGTACAGCGGTGGTTGCTGAAGAACTGCCTAAAATGCCGTAGATATTGTCGTAAGTAGCTATGACTGCGTTTGCGCTGTCTGTTAGCACTAGCTTATAGTTGGAGCCGGAGTTCAGCCAAATCTCTTGCGGCGTTCTACCGTCTGTTTGTAACACTATCGGATTAGTGTTAGCAATGGTTCCTGCTGACGTTGTATAGGTGGCCAAAGGCGTTGTTGTGCCAGCTTGGTAAGTATAAATAAACCCACCTGATAGCGGCGCACCCAAAACCGTAAAGAACTGAAAGCCATTGCCGATTGGTGAAAGATTGACTGCCATTGTTATTCCCCAAGTAAATCTGAAAGTTTATGATACCTAGCTTTTTCTTTTTCAAACTGCGTTTTTTTAGCTTCTTCAAGCTTTTTTAATTGCCTAGATTCTTGTTGTTTACGCACAAATTCATTAGCTAAAGTACCGGCAACCCCCATAGATGCACCGCCCGAAAGACCTTCAGCAGCAACCGCAGCACCTTTTTGAAGAAGTTGTCCAGCAACCTTTGAGCCTAGCTTTTGTTCAATATTAATTTCTTGAACTTTAGCGCCTGGGTAGCCAGTATCAGTTTTTAAAATATGTACGCCGTTGTGCAAATCTCTAAACTTGGCCATTTCTTCAGGCGTAAACAATCGCGTCATTTTTTCGCGGTTTGCGTCTAAAAACTTGGTTAACTGATTAGCATTTTTGTTCATTGCTTCGTAAACACGATTAGCAAACTGAGCTTTAATTTCAGACAATGCTTTATCAGCTAAAGGCTTTAATTCTGCGGGTACATTTTTAAGCGTATCAACAACATGACTTAATTGTTCAACTGACATACCAGCAACAGAATTCGGAATCTTTTCAACGTCAACTTTTCTGTTGATTTCTCTAGGGCCAGAAGCATCTAATATGTTTGAAATACCTTTAGGATTATCTAAAGTGTTTTTGCGCTCAGTTACTAAATTTCTTGCATCTTTGTATAAAGGCGAATTTGTATCTAAATTTGCGATTACATCTTCATCAATAGCGTTTTTTAACGCTTTGTTTAAACCAGCATTTTTTCTATCCCAATTACTATTTAAGTATTGGCGTAACAATTCTGCCCTATGCGCATCAGTAGGCAATAATTTGCCATCTTTATCAATCATGCCAAGTTGACGCATACGCGCTTCAACACCCTTAGCAAGACCTAAAGATTCGGTGTTAATAACCGTTAAAGATTCATCTTTAAGAACTTTATTAATGTTTGTAGAAACAACAGGAATATCTTTAGCTATTTCGTCGCGTTCTTTATAAATATTTTTAATTCGTTTATCGTAACTTTCCTCAAGCTTTTTTAAAGGTTCAAGAATGGTATTGCCGCGACTAAATACAGACGATTCGTCTAATCCAAATGTGCCGCCAGTTTCTTCAATTAATTTTTGACCAAAATTGTCAATAACCTTTTTTTCTCTGGCAAACTCATCTTTTAAATAATTGCCTAAAGGAGTATCAGTTTTAGAAGTCTGATAATCTGTGGCCCTGTCTTTGCCATGACCTTCAATTACGTTTTCACGAACTTCATCAAAACCAAGGCGCTGCAAAGTGGCTGCACGATTTTTTTGCTCTGCGCGTGTAACACCAGATTCACCATACTCAACAGGCGTAAATGGCGCATCAGGAATACGACGTTTAGCGCTACCCAATGGTTCTGTTTGCTGCTGTTGTTTTGTTTTTAATTGCTCTTGTAATTGGTCAACTGGCTGCACTACTTCTTCAGCTTTTTTAGATTCTAATTGTGTTTGCAATTGCTCCGCAGCCGTAGCAGGAGTTTCGGTAATTGCTGGTTCTGGTATTACCGCAGCTTCTGGCGCAACAGCGGCAGGTTGTTCGGGCGTTATTGGTTGCGCTTGTTGTGCGGCGTCTAATTCTTCTCTTGCTTTTTTAACTAAATCATAACTTTCTCGCCATTCTTGTTGCGCACGTTCAATCGCTTCAAGATTGTTGCTTGCGCGAGCAAAATCTAAATTTTTAGATTTTTCACTAAAATTATCAAATGCTTCTTGATAAGTTTTGTTTAAATCTTGTGTGTTTGTTTTTTGCGTTGGTTGTACAGCTTCTGGCATAACAGCCGCAACAGGTTCAGCCGGTCTTGCTGCCGGTTGAACAGGCTCAGTTGGTCGCCCCATAGTAGGCTCAACACGTTCTGGGCTTACGCCTTGAATTTCAACACTAATGCTAGGCCCCATTTCAGGACTTAGTTTTTCTTGTATTGCTCTTTTGCCTTTAGCAAGCAACCCGCCGCCAGCCTCAATGACTTTTGGCAAACCCATGTTAATCATCCATTCGGCATCTTCTTTAGGAATTAAGCCGCCTGTATTTTTCTCAATCCATTCTGCACCTTTGCTTGCGTTCTCACCAACAAACTCAAACAATCTGCGTGTTGCTTCATTTTTATAAGCAGGGTCATCGGTAATGCCAAAAGCTTTGCCAAAAGGTTTATCAAGAATAGACGCTAAATGTTCACCCCAAGCTTTAGCTTCTTTTGGATCTTCAGTTATAACTCTTGCAATTAATTGCCCAGCTTGTTGTGCTGTGTAAGGAATAACGCCGCCAACGGTGTTATCTAATACTGAAGCAATACCTTTTAATGTTTCTCTAATTGGCTTTTGCTCACCTGCCATTTCAGTATCAGTCGGCTTCATTGCCGGTATAGCAGGAGCATTTTTATCTACAGCAGTTTCAGGAGCATTCCAAAGATCAGCAAGCGTTCCTGTGCTGCCCGCTGTAACTGTTACAGGAGGCAAAGACTTTTCTTCTGTTGGTGGCTGCGTTAAAGCAGGGCCATTCATTTTTGCGTAAAGCGCAGCTAACTCAGCTTTGGCTTTTTCAGCATCTACTGGGTCAGTTCCATTAATTCGCGCTTGTAAACTAGGAATAACATTAGCTTGTTGTTGGTATGATTGCTGATTAGCGGCACTATTATTAACAACAGCAGGTTTCACAGCCTGTCGCTGCGTGACAGGTTGCGCAGGTGCTACGTCTACCGTATCCCATTGTTCCGCTAAAGTAGCCATTATTTAATAATCCCCGCCATTTGTGCCTCTTTAATTTTTTTGCTTATTTCATCACGTTCAGCCGGTGACATTGCCAATTTCATTTTTTTAACTTCAGCAGCAGTCAACTCTTGGAACAAACGATAATCAGCAAATTTATTAAATAACTGAGATTTTTTGCTGTATTCATCAGGATTGTTTGCATACGGTGCTAAATAATCAGCCCTAGCAATTTTCATCCTATTCATGCCAACAAGCTGATTTACAACATTACGAATTGAATCCTTTGTCATTTTGACGTTAGGATTTGCAAGCTCAGAAATTTGCCTTGCAGCATCCGTATTACCACCAGCTAATTGCAATATCTTGGTGTTTTTCATCAACTCATCAGTTGACGTTGTTTCTAGTTCATACGCAGGAATACCAACAGCTTGCGCTAAACCAGCAATAAATTTCTTGCGCTCACCGCCAACGCCTGTAAACGTATCAGGCACAAGCTTTTTAATAGTTTGCAATGAAGCAATAGTGTTGCTTGCGTCTTTTGATTCTTTATATGTTTGCGACCAATCTTGGGTTCCAACTTCAGCCGAACTTTTAATTGCGCCGCCTTTAGCTTCTAACTCTGCCGCAGCAGTAGGGTCTAAAGCCGTAACAGCAGGTTTTTTTGATTGCGGTTGATTGGTTGGTAAAATATATTTTGTGCCTTCAGGCAAATTGTAAGGATCATTTTTGCCAGCAATAACTTGTGTGCCAGGCGGCAAGGTTTTATTAATACCTGCGCCAGTAACAGAAATAGACGGCAAATTACCGGCAGTAGCTGGTCTAGTAATTGTTTCAACCAATTGACCACCAACGTCAGTCAGATTAGCTTTAGGAGCAAATTTTTCAATTTGTTCTGATGCGCCCAATAAAGCTTCACTACCCATAATTGCTGATTCAGCAACATGCTTACCTGGCTTTGTTTTTTGCAATTGTTTAATTTGCAAATCAACAAAGTTGTTAATTCCTTTACTGTTTGGGTTTTCTTCTTTTATGCGTTGTAAATCTTCAATGTAAACCGCCGGATTTTGTTCGCCCATTCTTCCGCGTAGGGCTAAACGGTTGGCAACTACAAATTTTTCGTTTTGGCTAAGTTTGTTTATGGCCTCTTGATTTTCTGATTGAGCTTTACCAAGAGTAGTTAATTCAGAAATATATTTTGATCCATTTAAAGGAGCAATTTTAGGAACAGCTGCGTTTAATTTATTAATATCAATAACACCATTGGTTTGGTAATTATCTGGATTAGATAAAAAAGTTTGCATAGCTTTTATTTCTTGATTTGTTCTTTCTGCTTGCTCAAGTTCAATACCACCTTTACCAACAACTTGTTCTTGTTGTTTTAGTAGCAAAGGATTCATTTGGCGTGATTGTTCAAGTCTTTGCTGCGCTTCTTGAAGTTGCAAAGGATTCATCTGCATATTCTGCTGAAGTTGTTGCGCTCCTGAAGCTAAATTCAGCATATCGCTAAGACTTGAAGGCTTAGTTTGTGGGCCTAAATTTAAATTAAAACCATAGTCAGCCATAATTATCCCTTACCCAAAGTAACCAGGTGTTTGCTGCGCTACGTTCTGGTTTTGCCCCAAAACAGCCTGTAAAATTTGATTCTGTTGATAGTTCTGCAAACCACCAGCCAAAGCATTAGAAGCACCTGTTAGACCTGCCGCTTGAGCCGCAGCCGAACCTACACCTAATTGTGCCGCTGCTGTTGTAGCGTTTTGACCAGCTTGTGAGGTTGATTCTTGCGCTTTTTGACCAAGACCTGCTATACCCGCCAAGGTATTGTAAATGCCTGTGCGTTGGCTTTGAAAATTATTAAACGCATTTTGATAAGCATTGCCAGCATAATCCTGCGTAAATTGCTGAAGGCCACGCAAAGCATTTCCGCCAATAGCACCACCAGACAAATTGGCTTGTCGTTGGTTTAAGTTCTGACCTTGTTGCAACATGAAGTTGTAATTAGGCGCAAGACCTGCTTGCAAATCCTGTGGCGTAAATTGTCGAGTTAAATAGTCAGTACCTTCTTGTGTGCCTACTGGTTGACCAAGCTCGTTATAAGTTACAGATTGACCAGGCAACATTGATCTAATTTGATTTAACGACTGATAACCAGCACCACGTTGCGGAGCAAATTGTTTGTTAATGGTGTTAAACATTGACAATTGATTAGCCGCCGCTTGTTTTGCCGCATCAGCTTGCATTTGTGAGCCAGCATACGAAGCACCAGCACCAAGTGCCGCACCAACACCAGAAACAAGTGATCCTGTATTTAAAGCATTAGCTAATTGACTACCGGCAGCAGCACCCCCAACACCCATACCAATACCATTTACAAGCGCACCACCAGCAACAACATCGCCTGTGGTTTTTAACGCTGCAACCTGCGCAGGAGTCATTGTAGAAGTTAATGCGCCAACTTGATCTAAAGGTAATGCGCCAGCTACATTTGCAAGACTAGTACCTGCAGCATTAGCCCCAATAAATCCAGAAGGCCCAACGCTTCCATAGCCACCAGCACCAACAGGAAACGCGCCACCACCGACAGAACTGCCAGCCGTTCCCGCCGCAGTACCAAAAGAAGGCAAAACCTTAGCATATTGCAAAACGCCAGTTACAGCAGGTAACAAAGCCATAAACGGCCCATACGTATCCATGAAACTTTCAGGATTAGCGTATCTAACCGCTTCAAAATACTTAACGTCTGGTTGACCGGTTGTTGGGTTGTTTTGAACAACAAGATTGCCGCTGCCGTCTGCTTTATATAAAACCGTTGCGTGAGGTGTTGCATCTCCTCTACCACCCGCACCAGACAAAGAATTAGTTACCGAATATAAATCTTTTCCTTTTTCTTGAAGCGCGTTGTAAAGTTTGGTCTGATCTAAAGTTTTACTGGTTTTGCCATAAATAGTTTCACTATTCATGTATTGATTTGGGTCAATCCCCGCAGCTTTGGCAGCGTCAATAAAATCTTCTTCGCCAGCAGCTCCACCGTTTAATTTTTTATAACCTATGCTACCCATACTTGCAGGGGCAGCCACAATTCCATAAACACCCGCACCGTTTAATATTCTGACCGCATCAGATTTTTCATTCCAACCTGCGTCAACAATTTTGTCTCTAATGTCAGAATTAAAAGAAGTTAATTCGTTGGTGCGCTTGTTCTTAAATTGTTCGTCAATAATGGATTGCTTGAGCGTAGGCAATTGATTGCCAGCAGCTTGCGGAGCAACTTGCGAAATAGGCGTTGTTTGCTGTTGTGGTTGTTCTTGCTGCTGTGGTTGCTCTTGCTGTTGTGGCTGCTGTTCTTGCTGTTGGCGTTCTTCAGCCTGTCTAGCCGCATTTAGTTGCGTTTGCAAATTCCTAATTTGGTTTTGATAAGTTGTGCGCACACCAGCGCCACCCATGCCACTAGAAAGGTTGCTTATCTTGTCATTTAAAGAATCAATTTGCGCTTGTATGTCAGCAGAAGAAGCCATTTATTTCCCCAAAATATTCTAAGGATTGTAATACGGAACCTTGTACGGTTTGCCGCCTACAGTAATATTTATAAAGCCAACAGGCGCAGTCGGAAGGATTGCGCTACCTGTTGTTGCCGTCGTCGCACTAGAGAAATTCAGCAGGTTCAAAAAGAACTGTTGCCAAGCTCTAGTCGGTCTGTTTGTTACCGTATCCAAAAATTCTGTTTGTGGATAAGGTTGCGTTGACGAAGTGTTTTGCGTAATAGACATTAATTATCCCCGCTTGACGCCTTAAGGTTTGCCGACACAATCACCGCCTTAACAGGATCAGTAATAGAAACTTCAAAGATTCTATCTCTGGCCATACCTAAACGCCGCCAAATAGCACGATTTTTATAGCGACCAATAGCACCAATACTTACCCAATATTCCTTTGACCACGTAGAACCACCGTCATTTGACCAACGCAGCATAGCTTGCGGGTTGTTGGTGGTTGTATCTGCTGTCAACTCAGCCATTCCCAAAATGTAAATACCATCAAAAGGAATAGTCAAAGTTTGGGTCGGTGCTATAGCGTAAGTGTCACCAAGATAAACCCCGCCTGGAATCGCAGGGTTGCTAGTTGAAAGGCCAGTAAAACCAACGCCAGGCTGGAATTGTATCTGTAGCTCATCAAAGTATTGACGTTGAAAGTCTGCAACCAAGTGCGGCGCACGACGTAGCCTTCTAATGTTCTGACCGTTGTCAGTATAGTTCTCAGGATCAAGCTCATATATTGAGCCATTCTCATAATCGCCACACAAAACCATGCCCTGAAATACTGCGCAACATTGGCCTCGATGCCGCTCATATTCACCTAAATCATTCAAATATAGCCATTTGTGCCACATTTGAGTTGTAGCGTCATAAACCCAAGTTAATTGCAATGTTGGGAACGTCACAACGTAGCATTCATGTCCTTCTAATTGATACGTCCAGCTAATAGCGTCATCAATGTATTGGTTGACCAAGGTCTGCTCTACTGCGTGAGTTGATATGCGGGTCGGTTTGTAACCTTCCATTTGCATAATCTGGCCTTGACCACGCGAATTGCGACTTACATACGCAAACGAATTACCTAGCCTTGAAAGCGAGAACTTAGCCGCGCAACCATGTTGTGTGCTTGTGCCTGGTATCCGCTGAAACGGAAACGGCACAGTTCCAACGTCAACCCATACTTCGCTGCTTGCCTCGCCCAACAAATATATTTCTCGATGGTCAACAATCAAAGCCACTAGATCATCAGGCGATCCGTCTTTGGAACCAAAGCTTAAGTTGTTTGATATAGGTGAAAGCAGGTCAGACGCACCATATTGCTGCGTGTTTGGGTTGTTATAAACAAAGTAATTGTCGTATGTACCAACAGAATTGCCACCACTAAATGCGCCGTCTGTAGATGGCAGAACCGTAAAGTTCAGCGCATACATTGTTTGACTTGCAACTGACTGTGTAAAGTTTAAATTGTACGTTCCAACGCCACCTGTACCAGTACCAAACTCAGTAATAATTGTGTTTGCAGTAACACCAGCACCTTGAATGGTTTGGCCTAAAAATAAAGTGCCTGTAATGGCCGTCACTTGTAAAGAGTTGGCAACCAAAACCGCTGTGCCTGTGGCACTTGAGCCAGTACCGCCCAAGCTATCAGCAAACGTTACCGTTGGCGCAGACGTATAACCTGAACCCCTATTGGCCATAGTTACCGCTGTAATCTTGCCGCCTTCTTGCGTGAATGTAGCGGTTGCCACCACACCGGCATAATCTAAAGTTGCCGAACCATTAGCCGCAGAACCGCTTGTATGCGTTGGAGCCGTTGAACCTGTAGTTCCTGCCGTTGATACTGTGTAAAGATTAGCGCCAAAGTAAATCTGCTGGCCTAAAGTAACAACTGTGGTTGCAGTCCAAAGCGTGCCAAAGCTAACTACAGGGTTTAAATAGTTACTACCTTGGTTTGTTATGGTTACTGAATTAACGCCGCTGCTAATAGAACCGGTAAACGTTGCAGCAACTGCCGCTGAGTTCATTTCCCTACTTGTTAGCGTTTGCGAAATGTTGATTGTATAAGTACCAACACCGCCTGAACCTGTACCTAATGCAGTAATGATTGTTTCGTTTGCAACACCTAAACCAAACAGCGACTGCCCGACTCCTATAGTGCCGCTAGAGACGTTTGTGACTGTTAAGGTAGTTCCACTAGTAGAACCTGTGAAAATAGCCGTAGCTGGAGTGCTAATGCGCCATGTGTACCGATAAGCACCGTCAACGATATAAACAGATTGTCCATTGTCTGTGATCCCAACAATACCGGTTGAAGTATTTAGCTGGCCAATAATAGAAGCTGTTAGATTAGACGTTATAACGTACACAGACGCGCCACAAACGGCCACCATGTAATCGCCGCCTGATACTGTACGCAAACCACGAACTTCAGCTTGAGCCGTTAATAGAGCTTTAAGAGTAAGTCCTGGCGTTGGGTATAAAGACACAACACCACGTTGACCTGGCTGTTTTAGTGCGTCAATTTCAGGGCGAAAGTTGATACATTCCTGCGCATCTTGGTAGATCGAAGGTGCTTCATAACTAGGGCCGACAAAACCAAAATCTGGCATGACCTACCCTTTATAGGAAACCGCCGGTCAGAATCCAACCCGCATCTTTGGCTTTGCCGCC